TTGGTAAAGTTGCTGGTACTTGCTGGAATGCTCCCATAGATAATTCTGAACAAAATATTAAAAGAGCCAAGAACTGTATAAGGTCTGGTCATGGCAGAGTAATGGAATATGTTGATATTGAAGTAGTACTGGAAGGTTTATCTGCTAGATGTGCAAGAGAAATCTATACTCATATAGCAGGAACATCTAGACTACAAGCTTCTACACGATATATTTCCGAAGAAGATGGTTTTGATTACTACACACCACCTAAAATAGAGGCTAAGCAAGAAACTGAAATTCCATACATTGTTGGTATGAAACAGATTCAGGAATCTTATAATACTCTATTGGAACGAGGCATTGCTAAGGAAGACGCAGCAAATCTACTACCACTTGGCATGAGTACAAAAATGGTATGGAAAATAAATCTAAGGTCATTGGTAAATTTCATGAATAAGCGTCTATGTACTAGGGCATTACGAGAAATACGAGAGTTTGCCACAGACTTGAAAAACCTGCTAGCAGAACAAAATGATGAATGGTCATGGATTGCACAAGCATTATTTGTTCCACAATGCGAAATCTACAAATATAGGAATGAAAATTTAGTATTCTGTCCTGAAGCACAATGCTGTGGAAAACATAAGAAGATAGAGGACTTCTCTTGTTAAAATAAAAATTTTGAGGTGATATTATGATTAAAAAGCATATAACATGTAATGAAATTACATTTGAAAGTCTTAATGACATACTGAAATACAAGAAAACACCAATTGATGTTTCTTGGAAACTCACAAAAGAATGTATTGACAATATCAAGAACATCTATAAGGAACTTTATGAATACAAAGAATCTATGTTGAAGAAATATGGTGCTGATGAAATAGAAAAGACTGCAAATGATATTCTTATTAGATTGGATAAAATTTGTGAAGACAATAAGATTTGTCAGGATGCTTTGAAAATGAATTCCTTAATGCAGAGCAAAACATTGAAGACCGATATGATTGATGATGTCGAAGATGAGGCTGAGGAAATCTTAAAGCGAGAAGCTCCTGAAAAACTATGCGAAACATCTGAATTGGATGTTGATGGCGAAAAACAATTAGATGTTGGTTTTGATTTTGAAAGCGAAGGTAAAGCTAAACCTGATGAACTTGAACGACTGAATAATCTCAATAAGAACAATCCTAATTGTGTAGATTTGACTAACGAATATTAAAAGTTTAACAACATTTAAAATAGACTGGACTAATGAACTGTTCAGTCTTTTGTTATATTTGTTTTTGAGGAATTTTAATTATGGATGCTTATAAACATTGTTTTTACGATAATCACACAAAGACTATTTATCTACGAACCATAAATGATAAACATTTTCAAAAAATATCTTATAAGAAAGATTATTATATAAAAGATCCTACTGGAACATCTAACATAACCGACATTTATCGGAATTCCTGTAATTAGAAAAACTAATTACGATAAAGATACCGTCAATAGATTAAAAGCCAGTAACATTCTAATATGTGAAAGCGATTTAAAAGAAGATGTTAAGTTCATGCATGAGACTTATGACAAGGAAAACCTTGTTGTTGATATGTCTAAATGGAATATGTGCATCTTTGATATTGAGGTCGCAACTAGTGGAAAATTCAATGCTGATAAAGAATTTATTGTAAAGAATGGTGATAAAGATATTACTGTAAAATGTTCGCAGGTAAATGATAAGTTTAGAAAACTAAATCCAATTGTATTTGATGAAGAACAACAGAAATATATTCCATTCAATGAATCTTGCTATGTTAGCATTGAAGGTTTCCCTTATGCTGAAAAGGCAGAAGTTCCAATAAATCTAATTACTTGTTATTCAACAATGACAAAACAGTCCTATACTTGGGGACTAAAACCATACACAGGAACATCTGAAAAAGTAACCAATTATCGTTATTTCAAAACAGAAATTGAAATGCTTAAGGATTGGTTAAAATGGTTTCACGATATGTGTTTTGATTTCTGGACTGGTTGGAACTCTGAATTGTTTGACGTTCCTTACATTGTAAATAGAATTAAAAAATTGAGGACATTTCTTGGTGTAAAAACCGAATGGGAACGAGCATTATCTGATGTTGGCAAAATACCAGAATGGCGAGAAGTAATTGACCGTGCATCTGGTTCTAAAATGGGTGAAACATATGATATTCCAGGATTGCTTCATCATGACTATATGAACTTATATAAGAAATTTGCCAAACATGACCCACTTCCAATGTATTCATTGAACTATGTAACAATGAAAGAACTTGGCGAAGGTAAATTGGATTATGAAGGTTCTATTAATGATACTTATAAGAAAGATTGGAATACTTTCGTAGAGTATAACATTAAAGACGTTATGTTGATTGTTAAATTGGAATCTAAATTGTTGTTGTTGAACTTATTGGTTGAATATTCGTATGATACAATAACAACAATAGATAAAATTATTAAGACAGTACAACCTATTGAAGGATATATCTTAAAATATCTCCACAATAACAATATGGTAATGAATGATAGACCTGACCATCATGAAGACTGGTGGCGAGATGAACAATGCTATATTGTCAAAGACAAAAATGGTAATGACTATTATCAGAATTGTGACTGGGAAGATAATCCAGATTTTGAAAAATATTTGGTAAAGAAATCTGTAATGGAAAATGGTGTAACTCCAGAAATAAAATCAAAAATTGAAACACTATGGAAGCCTATAAAAAATAAATCAGCATTTGATGTGTTCAGTGATGATTATGATTCATTTGTTTCTGACCCACACCCATTTAAGAAATTTGGTATCAAAGCTGGTTATTGCTACGATTATCCTGGCCGATATGATAATTGTATGAGTTTTGATATTACTTCTAGTTATCCACACCATATTATGCAATTTAACATTTCACCAGAAACTTTGGTTAAACATCCCACAAAAGAACAAGTTGAAAGTGGCGAAGTAATATTGACCGATGTTAATGAGGTTGGATTTAGAAGAACTACAAATGCTATTCTACCAACAATTATTAAGAAAGTATTTGATGAACGAAAAGAATGTAAGAATAAAATGAAGGCTGCTCATAAAGCCGGTAATAAAGATGAAGAAAAACTATGGGATGCTAGACAACAGACAAAGAAACTTACTATTAATTCAATGTATGGTGTATGTTTGACTTCATCATTCCACTTATATTCTATTGACTGTGCTAGAGCTATTACTCGTTGTGCTCGTGTTACACTTAGAGACTGGCTATCAAAAAACATAAATGACTATTATCCTACAAAAGGATTTATTGGTGAACTTGAAAAAGAATTTAATATTACATTTAAAAATAAAACACCACTTAAATGTGAAAATAGACCTTTTGCTACATCACACTGTGATACCGACTCCGATTATTTCTGTTTCAATGAAGCCATTGAAAGACTAAAACAAGAAGGTATTTCATTCAATACTGAAGATGAAAAACGTGATGTATATGAACATCTTGAAAATATATTCCAAACATTCTTCAATAAGGTTCTAGAAATTCGTGCTAAAAAATCAAACACAACTAATAAGATTAAATTCAATAGAGAAAACATATTTACAAATATGTTCTGTTTTGCGAAGAAACTTTATATAGGAAGTGTAATTGATAGTGAAGGAGACAAATATCCATTTGACAAGCCAAAACATAAAATCATGGGTGTTCCTATTAAAAGAAGTGATAGCCCAGATTTCTGCAAGGAAGCTGATGAAAAATTGGCATTTGATATTTGTGCTGGACAGGGATATGATGAATCTAAGAAATATATCTTAAAAGCATTTGATGAATTTAAGAAACAAAAACTAGAAGATATCTGTGGTAGAAAATCCATTAAAGAATATACCAAGTATGTTCCTGAACCAATTGAACATTACATTGATGAAGGTTTCAATTATCAAAAAGTTGGTGGTATTTTCCAAAGTAAGATTGCACTTGCATATAACTATATGATTACAAAATATAAGTTGCCATATACACCTATTGTAAATGGAACTAAATTTAACTATCTATATGTAAAACCAAACAATAGGAACAATATTGAAGCGATTGCATTTATTGGTAACTGGCCTAAAGAATTCAACAAATATTTTGAAGTTGACTATGAAACTATGTTTAGAAAATCCTTTATGCCTGTTATTGAAAGTATGTTTAAGGTCAAAAACTGGATTGGACCGAAAGATTCAATTAGTTTGGAAGAAGAAATACAATTAGATGGATTTTTTGAATAATGAGTATAGAAGAATTACTTGAATCATATAAAGAAAAAAATTATAGTAAGTTTTCCTATAATTTCAGTTCTGTTCATAACTGTCTAGAAGCACATGTATTCTTTGACGATTTTGAAATATTGAATATATTGGAAGTTGATAATCATCATGCTTACTATGTTGCTTTTTATTCACCTAAAAAGCGAAGTATATGTTATTTTGATTTAAAAAATAGGACTAATTTATTCTTAGATTGCAAATATAGTAGTCTATATTATAGTGATAATAAAGATGAATATAAGGCACTTTTAAAAGATATATCTGACCATATTGAATATTCAAAAAAACTTGATATAAGATATAAAGATTTTCTTACTGAACTTGATAAAATATATGAAGATCTTAAGCCAATTGTTCCAATTAAATCTACACAAACTTTATATGATTTATGTCAGAAAAGAATAGATATTCTTAAAGATACATACGGAGACTTTTTAGAATGAATGTGAAGATAATTAATAAAAGTAATAGAGAAATACCGGAGGAATTTATCATGTCTGTAAATAACAATGAAGGATATGATAGATACCAAGATATTCTAGAACAATACAATCTCAAATTTAGTGAAATTGACATTGATTTCAAGGAAGATATTACTACACTTTATATTTCTGATAGAAAGTAATAATTGAAACTTTAAATGTAAAATAACCATTGAATAATGTTAATGATTTTTTACATTTGTTAAAAACATAAAAAGGATAAAACAATATGGATATTGAAAAATTAGAAACAGCCAAAAAACTCGGTGAAGCACTCGCCCAAGTGGTACAATTTTCAACATACTACAATAGAGGTAGAGAAGCTGTACTCCCTAGAAAATTCTTATTGAAGAACATTCTTGGATTTACAGACGCTGAATGTAAAGAAATTGAAAAAGAGTTAGTGGATGAACTAGCATATAAGAAATATCTTGACAAGAAGATTGAAGCACGTATGAGACAAATGGAAGTTGATGGAGACTTTGATGAATCTTGCGAAATGGATATGGCTAGTGAATATCCAACATCATTAGCAAGTGCTGTAAAAGCTTTAAAATCTAGATAATAGGAGATAAATTATGAGTGAATCAATTAAGTGTTCTGGAACAATGACAAAGTTCAATGTTAATGTTAAGAAGGATAATATCTATTCCTGTTTCTCAATTCAGGTAGTAGAAGATTCCACTGTTAGAACGTTCCCTGGTCAGTTCAAGAGAATAAATCTTAGTGTATTTGACACTATGGCTGCAAATGATGTATTTGATAAGATTAATGTTCCATGTGAAGAATATAATCTAAAGTATGTTATGCAGTTTGATGAACTTGAATTTGAAGCCAAGTTGGAAAGTATGAGTGCTTGTATCAAGAAGACCAAGGATGGTGTTCCTTATACTGTTTACAATATGAACTTCATTAAAGAAATTGAAAAAGAAAATGACTTGAAACTTGCCTCATTTGTTAAGTACAAAGAGGAAGATCCTGAAACTGGAAAGAAGAAAGTAAAGTTTTTCAATGTAGCCTTAGATTATAAAGACTAAATGAAAAACATTGAATTTAAAGATAATCTTTTATACATTGATGATAAGCTTATACCAATTAAATTTGATATGAGCTTATTTCTCGATGGTATTTTATATGTGACTGATCTTCCAGAATCATTCATAAAGATAACAACAGAATTGAGTACAGATGGAACTCCATATCTTAAATGCGATAGTTCACAAGAACTAATGGAATATAGTAATATATTTAACTTAAATATTGAATTATCAGGAAGGTTTAGTTTAGAGCTATATCATGACTTACATATGCTTCATGGTTTAAATATTACTAATCTTATAAGAGGTACCTTAGAATTTAATTTAAATACTGAAGCCGGTAATTATGCATATGGTGTATTTCAGAAATATAGGAAGAAACTGATTATTGACCAAAAGATTATACAAATAAATTCAGATTTTGAAAGTTAAATCTTATACAAATAAAAAATAAGTTATATAAATACATTACAATTTTCTATATTAGAAAATATCCGAACCGGTGTAGATAGGTAATAGAAAATCCACCGAAGGATGAAATGAAACAAAATAGGAGATAAAATATATGGCTAATAAGTTATTGGCAAAAATGAAAAAGGAAAAAGCATTCCTTGATGTATTACAAACTGAACATAAAGCCGATGAATGGCTTTCTACAAACTGTATTTCAGTAAATCTATTATTAAGTGGTAAGATCCAAGGCCGGAATTAAAAAGGGCTGCATTTCACAGATTGCTTCAGATTCAGGCTGGGGTAAATCTATGATTGGTTATTCCACTTTGAAGTCTGCATTTGATAGTGGAATGGATTGCTTTATTATTGATACTGAAAACAGCGTAAATTATGATGTACTGACTTCTCTCGGTGTAAATATGGATGAAGTTGGTGTTTTCCAAACAAATAGAATTCCCGAATTAAAACAAATTCTTGCAAAATTATCTAAGGGATTGACCCGTGAAGAAGCACGAAATGTATTTGTGCTATTTGATTCGTGGGGTCCAATTGTTGAAGAACAGGTAATGGAAAAAGCAGAAGAAGCTAGTAGTGCAGTAAACATGTCATCGAGTAAGTTTAAAAATGAGCTTGCTAACGTCCTCTTGGCTTGTAATTTTACTGTTCTAGTTTTGAACCATGTTTATGCATCTCTACAGCAATATGGTGAAGCATTCGCAATTCCTGGTGGTAAGAGATTGTTCTTCAATTCTGATGCTATTATGTTGGCATCTAGTGCTGCTAAGGACAAGGATAAGGATGGAAATATTCTTGGAAAGATTATTACTGCTAGTGTAAAGAAGGGTAGAGCTGCTAAAGAATTCGTAAAGACTAAGTATCTAATTCTTCATAATGGTGGTATTTCACCCTATTATGGATTATTGGATGAAGCTATGGCTTGTGGCGAAGTGTTTAAACCAAAGCCTGGTTATTATTCTCGTACCAATTTTGATGTTGATAAGTCTACTGGCGAAGCAACAAAGATGTGGCGAGAAGAAGAACTCTATTGTGCTGAATTCTGGATTCCTATCTACAAGACAGAAACATTCCGTCACTATGTAGAAGCCAAATTTGCATTTGAAGATCAGGAACTAATCACCTCCACACAGAATGTTATGGATATGATTAATGGTAAGGTTGATGTTCCGACCTCTGACCTAGATGCAATAGAAGACGAAGAATAATAGGTGTTAGGAGAATGGGCTATACTCATATTGGGCATAGTCCATTTATTTTTAAGTTTACACAAATAAAAAATAAAATTTTGTGTTTGTAAGTGAACAATTTTTCTAAATTGGTTTTTGTATGAATAATGAATTTGAGAAAGTTATAATTAAAACATTGTATGTGAATAATGATGTTAGTTCAAAGGTATTACCTGAACTAAAAGATTCGTGGTTTTCTGATATTGATTGTAAGTTGATTGTTAAGCATATTATAGATTTCAATACAAAATATAGCAGAATGCCTAATGTGCTTGAAACAAGAAGATTTATATCTGATGAATTGATGTTGAAAACATTTGATGAATGTATGGCAATACCAGATGACCAGGTAAATACTGATTATCTATTGCAAGAAATTCAGGAATTTGTTAGACGCAAGTTAATGTATAATGCTAGTGAAAAGATTATAGATTATGTAACAAATGGAGTCACTACAAATGGTTCGTTTGCAGATGAACTTAGTGATGCAGAAACATTTACATTTGACACAAGCATTGGTTTTGATTTCTTTGCTGAACCTACAAGACTGTATGAAGATGCTAATACAAAGGAAAAGATTTTTAAGACAGGTATTCGTTCATTGGATGATATGCTAATGGGTGGTTTTCATGAAAATTCATTGAGTCTATTCATGTCTTCAACAAATGTTCGGAAAGACTTTATTCATGTGTTCTCTTGCTACAAATCTTGTGCTTAATGGTCATAAAGTTCTGTATATTTCATTTGAAGATAGTGAAAATAAGATTGCTGCTAGAATGGCACAAAATATGTTTGATGTTTCACAACAGCAATTTAAGACCATGACAGAAGAAGACTTCCATAAAGCTTTTGAAAAATTCAAGAAAATCTGTGGTAATGGTAATTCATTGGTGATTAAGGAATATCCGGAAGGAACCGTTAATGCCTTAATGCTAAAATCATTATTGAAAGATCTTGAAGACAAGAAGAAATTTATACCTGAAATTGTATTCATTGATTATATTGGCTGTATGATACCAAACGGACGTTTAAATCAGAATTGGAATACCAATACCATTCTTCAACAAGTTGCCCAGCAGGTGCGAGCAATTGGCCAGGAATGGGGTATTCCTATCGTGTCTGCAGCACAAACAAATAGAGGTGGATATAATAGTGCAGAAGTTGGATTGAATGATATTGCTGATTCTTATGGTGTTAGTATGAAAGCTGATGCTATCATATCTGTTACTCAAACACCAGAATTCAAGGAACAAGGAATGTATTCTGTACAACTACTAAAAACTAGATTTGGAAATAATAAAGGTCAACTAGTTACTATGGGTGTTGATATTGAAAAACAGCGTGTATTTGACCTAAACCAAACTAAAGTATCAAATAATAAAGTTAATGTATTTGATGCGACAAATAAATCCAATGTCTTATCAGGAAATAAACCTACTGTAGATTTATCTAGTCTTGATATGGAATTTTAACGGAGAATGATATGATATTTGATTCATTAATCTGTGATGAATATAACGATACTGCTATGAATAAGAAGAACTATAAAGATAAATTTCTTTCTATACTAGCACAAAATGGTTTTGACTTTAATGATGTTGATGATGCAACAAGATTACCAAAATCTTTATTGCCAGTAATATCAAATAATGAAGGTCCTGAACCATTCAATAAGTTCAATTTATGTCTATCAAACATGAATAAGAACAATGAGGTAAACATTCTAGATGCGGTTAGTTTTTTGGTTAATGACTATCTAGAGGCACCGATTGCACTTAAATGTCTTGACGAAATGAACTTTATTGCATTGAAAAATGAATTACAGAAAAAATACAAAATAAAGACCAAAGAAGATACTGAAGAACACGAAGAACTATCCATTCTAGATTTTTTGGAGTAATAATCATGGAACAAGAAAAACCACTAAAAATTTATGAATATAAGAAAGAAACACCTCACGAAAAGAAGGTGATTGTATTATTGCCTACTAAAGATGGAACTAAATGGAAATTCATAAATTTGAGCAAAGGCTATATTTGTCCTTGTGAATTTGACACAAGAGAAGAAGCACTAAAAGATTTCGTAAAATATGCTAATGAATTTCATAGAGTAGAAATCGAGGAACTAAATGCCTAAAGAAAAAGTAAATGTGAAAACTTATAGTAAAGACGGTGTATATAACCTGTTTAGGACATTGAGAGATTTTTTACTTAATCCTACACCTGGTAAATACAAGAAATTTATTATAAATGATTTTCACTATTTTACTCAATACTACTTCAATAATACTAAGCGCTGGGATATGGCCGCCAATAAATTTATAGGTTTATCAAATGCTTTAAATTGTGGTGAAGTGACACTAATTTCAGTTATTGCTTCATTCATTGGTGAATTTATTATAAAGCATAAAACAGTAACTTATAATGATATTACCAATATTGACAAAATACAAGAATTTGCTAAATTCTATACCATAGATGAAACAAAAAAACACTTTCAATACATTAAAAAGCTTGAAGAAGAGGAGGAAGAGGTACCCGATACCTTTTTTGAATCTACTAAAAACAAAATAGATGTATATAAAGTCAACGCAGTACAACAAAATAGATTGTATGAACTAATTAGAGATGGGAAGGTAAATTTCTTCTGTTTCATATTTGCCTTGGAAAAAGGAAAATTTGTGATAGACGAAAAGAAAATTACTGACCCTGATTACAAATTATTCATACAATGTATTAACATTGTCCGACGAAATATAACAATAAAATAAACTATCATTGGAGTAATTTAAATAGTTTTGTCTCTAAAAAGTATGATATGAATAAAAAAAATTATTTGTTGAAATATTTTAGGTAGAGTTTTTTATATTTGGATTATTAAAATGATGAACAAAAATAGGAGATAAAATAATATGCCAATTAAACGCGATTTAAATTCTTACTTCTCAATGGTTCAGTCTGCTGGTTCCAATTCTACACGGTTCCGGACGTAAGAGCTATAAGGTTGAAAACGCTTTCACACCAGTCCTCAAAGACGGTAAGTATAGTGTTGTCCTCCGTTTCCTCCCCGCTAACCAGAATGAAATTGCCCCATTCGTAGAAAACAGAACACACATGTTCCAGTTGCAGAATGGTTCCTGGTTTGGTTGTGATTGTCTTGGCAAGTGGGGCAAACCATGCCCAATTTGTGATTTCAACCGCGCAGCTTGGAAGAAGTATGGAAGAGAAGAAGGTAGAAACCATGTGCTTGGTAAGGCAAAACCCAAGTATATCACTAATGTTCTAATTGTGCGTAACCCCAATGCACCTGAGACAGAAGGTAAGGTCTTTAGATTTGAATTTGGTCCTCTAATTATGAAGATGATTAGTGAAGCCATGACAGATCACGAAGACAATGAAGCTGGTCTTATTAAGGGTTTCAACCCATTTGACTGGAAGACAGGTGCTAACTTTGTGTATGAAGGAGTCCAGGTTGGTAAGTTCACCAAGAATGATAGTTCCCATTTTGGAACACCCAAGCCAATTAACCGTTGGAATGGTAAGACATTCGTTGAACTAACTGATGATGAAATTGACACGATTGAATCTCAGCTTTACACCTTGGCCGAATGCGAACACAAAGAAGAAGATGTAAGAGATTATCAGGGAATTCTGGACAGCTATTTGTCAAAGAATGGTGCTCCATTGTTTGAATCTGATATGGGTCTTTCTGCACCCAAGGTTGCATCTCAAACCGTTGCCAATGTAGTTAGTTCTGATGTAGATGAAACACCTTCATTTGAACCAAATACTGCGGCTGCTACTGACGAAGAAGTTACTGATAGTGATGACTTTTTTAGCCGTCTCTCCAATTCGTAATTTACAAGTTCGTAGTTAAACAAAAATATGAGTGAGTACCATTGAAAGATGGTGCTCATTTTTATATTTTATAATCAAAAATTGGAATAGTAAGAATGAATTATTTTTTAAATACCAAACTTCGCATATTAAATTTCACACACATAGACTTTGATGGTGCCTCATCAAACATCGTAATAAAAAACTACTTCAAAAATGTAATCACTTACACGATAACTTATGAACACGAAAACGAAATCCTTCCTAAAATGATAAAGGATAGGGATAAGTATGATGCAGTAATATTTACAGATTTCTGCCCAGTAAATCTATCACAGGTTCAAGCATTTGGTAAACCGGTATTGGTATTAGACCATCACGAAAGTGCCATTAAATTCAATGACCCTGGCAAATCAGTGTATATCTGTCCTAAATTCTGTGGTGCTAAACTGACATATGAATTTTTTAATCACGATGATTGCTTAGTTCACCTTAAAGAACTAATTGACATTACTAACGATTATGATTTATACACCCTAAATGACCCACGCAGTAAAGCATACAATAATCTATTCTGGGCTATGGGATTCAATTGGTTCGTGGAAAGATTCCTTTGTGGTGATATAACAATAACTAAAGGTGAAAAATTATACCTTGTTAGAAGACAAAAAGAATTTGAAGAACTATATGCCAATCTGCCAATTCAAGAACTATCCAATAAAGGAGTTGTTTGTGAAGCAGAAAAATTTATTGCTGATATTGCTGATTCATTGAGAAATGATGGTTATGAATGGTGTATCATTTATCGTAATGGTAATCTATCAGTTAGAACAGCAAATGAAAGTAAGATAAATCTAGTTAATGTATGTGCTAGATTGGGTAAAGGCGGTGGTCATATGCATGCTGCTGGTATTCCTCAACAAAAAGAAAATCTAGCTGAATTGATTAAAAGAATTGAAACAGAAGTTGACAATGAAATCAAAGAAATAAATAGTAAAGGTGTTGCTGATGATTTCATGAAGAAACTTGAAAATGCTTAACATAAATAGTGAAAATGCAAGTACAATTCATAACAAACCAATTTGATTCTGAAATGAGACCAATGGACTTAAATGAGTCCACTTACAAAAAAATACTTGATATTGTTAAGAAACCAATAATAATACAGAACAAAGCCCAAATTCCTCAATGGAAATTTTGCACAGTAAACTGTAATAAAAGATGTAATGATAGTATGGATTTAACCAATGTGTTAATCCTTGATTTTGATGATTCAACATATACTTATAAGGAATTTGAACACCAATTCCAAGAATATCAGTATATACTACATACAAGTTATTCATATGATGGAAAGAATAGTAAGTTCAGAGTATTGTTGTTTCTAGATAAAGAATATGAAATCAAAAGATTGTTCTGTAAGATAAATGATAGTTATGACAATAGAGCAAAAGAAACTAACATTAAAAGTCCATATCATTTATTGTTGACATATTTCCAGCATGTTGACCCAGCAAGTTTTGTTAAATCACAATTTTTTAAAGTTCCTGCCATAGCAGATGCAAATGCACCATATTACTACAATATCCATAAGGGTGAATTATTCTCACCAGGTAAAGCCATTGTTGGTTATGGTCTTGCATATGACCAGTGTCTTAGCATTGAAAAAGAAATGCAGAGAAACAACTATCATAAAGCGATGGTATTGAAAACACAGTTTAAAGGTGATTTATCAAAAGCAGTTGAATATGTAAAACGAAAAATGGAAGAAGCACCAGTTGGCATGCGACATAACTGTATATTTGGTTTGGCAGCATTCTTCAGCAAGATTGGTGGTGATTACTATACATTTTCACAGATTAAGCCATCATGGGCAGATAAAAAATACGAAACTCAGATTAAGCGTCTCCAAAAAGAATGGACTAAGATCGCTTTGAAGTGATTTTTGTAAAAATTTTTTAACATAATTTAGTGTTGACATATTGTTGACTCATTTGTATATTTACGAAAAATTTTAAACAATAAAGGACAATAACTATGAATATAAAACTAAAAAATGGAATGGAAGTTGAAATTTCACCTGCTGAATTGGCAGAACTGAATAAAAACAACATTTCTCTTGAATCTCTGTTTGGAAATTCTACACCAAAAATGGTAGAATCCAAAAAACCTGTTGAAAAAATCGTAGAAATTCCAAGAGACAAGTTTAACTCTGAAGTAGTTAGACAGCATTACAATGTGAAGTCTATTCCATCTGATATTTACAATCGTGAATATTATTCCTTCAAGCAACACAAGAAATATACTTGGGAAATTGAAAAACCTGAAAGAAAACCATTAGTTTCTGTTCAGTACAAGGGTTTTAAACAGGAAATGGTTGAAAAACATCTTGGTCATAAGGTCCCAGTAACATCGGAAGAATACAAGAAGGAATTTAGCCATTTTAGACAGAAGGGTTATTATTCCTGGGAATCACCTTGTTTCAAGCGTAAGAAATGTGTAGAATTTGAACTTCCGTCATTTCATGGGTTTGACAAGAAACTCGTAGATAAGCATTTTGGAAAGACACTTGATTCCAATTCGTCTGAATACAAGAAGGAACATAATTTCTTCTATCGTCATGGTAGATATTCGTGGGAACCTTCTCCTGAAGAACAAATGGCTAAGGTTGAATCCAAACCTGCTACAAATATGCCATTTAAGCAAAACATGAACTTGACTTTTATTGGTTTTGATAAGAAGGTATTCCTTAAGCATAAGGGTCTTCCTGTCAACACTGTAATTGACAATGATGAAGAACTGAAGAAGGAATATTGCACTGAACAGGGTTTCTATAATAAGCATGGTTATTATTCTTGGTTTAAGGGTATTGACCTTGACTATTACACCTGGCGTAGAATGAATAAGGAATATCACAAACAGTTCCAATCCACCCAGGAAACAAATCCTAATGTATTTAAGTATTACAACAATGCTATGATGATGTGCAACATTGTCAATGGAAAGATTAATGGTAATACTGTGCAGAGAAAGGTTCTCAATGCCAAATACATGAATGCTTGGTTTAAGGCAAATGAACCGTTGCTTACTAATCCAAAAGCAAAACTGTATGAACATTTTGTGTATGATAATGCTGAAAAGATTTTCAAACCCACAAAATAAGTTTAAACAGACATAGAAAAGAAAAAGAGCCTACTTGTTGGGGGTTCTTTTTCTATATATTCAAATATGGTTAATAACGATGTAATGTACGGTAGGTCTAATTGGGTCTTCTATCCAAAAGAAACCTTACCAAAACATAATGTGTATCTGTATGAAGTTTTAAATTTTTTGAATAACTGTAAAGCTTTACAGCGGTATAATCTTTGGTTATAGACTTGATAAAAACACATTCAATGATAAAATTATTGGAATACAAGTATTCGTAAACACTAATACTGTAAATAATACAGATAGATGTAGAAGATCTATCAAATTATTAAAAGAACTTAAAAAACCAATTCAATTAAATAAAACTACAACTGTTGATGCCAGCGATAAAGAATGGAAAATAAATACAGGAAAGTATAGTGAATCTAGAATGTATTTGAGAATAAAGAATACAAAGTCTGAACAACTATTTAAATTCCTATTGACACCATATACTGACTTAAATTTTTCTAATAAGATTACAACTCAAGTTAAAAATTCAAATGTAATACTGAATAAAGCTTGTCCATCTCATATTCTTACAAAGAAGAATTTAGCAACATTTCCAGATGAACTTTATAAAGCACTTAAATATATAAACATACCAATAGATGAACTAAAGGTATGGAAATGCCTATTTAACATTAAGCCAGATAAAGGTGCTGATTTTATACCAGAAATAGTATATAAAAACCATTTTGAGGAAATAAAAGATTATCTGACGAAATCCAATATATCAGTGGTTGCTTCAGAAATCCTTATTCCTTACATATTGCTATGTGGATATACGAAAATAAATGGTGTAGATATTCTTGATAAAGTTGGACTGAAGAAAATAACAAAAATTAAATGGTCTATAAAATCAAATGCGGCCATAGATTACATTATATCAGATGGAAAGACTGATAGATTTATATCTGCTAAATCCAATTCATCTAACTATTCAACCATTATTACTGCTTTAAAGGAAAATGATTTAAAATACAATCGTAAATCAGAATTATGGTCAAAGATAGTAAAGAATGTTAAAGAATGTAAGCGTATGAACTACAATAATTCATTCACCTGTTGGGCCATTGGTTCAGCATGTATGAACTTACCTTATACTTTAAAGGAACTATATGGCATATATGAATCTGTAAAATCACATCATCCAATTAGCAAGAAAGTTTACAACACAATTATCAAGAAAGGAACGATGCATTTATCAGAAAAGGACTTTCACTACTATCCATATTCCTTGACAAATATATTTGAGAAGATTGCTGTAAATACAATGAACGATGATATAGTATGCTTGAAAGAAATCCATAAAATTTTATTTGCTCAACAAGACTATATTCAGATAGAAATGCACACAAATACAAAGAACCTATTTACAGTTATAATAAAGACAAAAGACGATAATAAAGACATACCAATTAAATTGATAAATATCTGTGGTAATAAATCAACAACCAATATGCTTGACTTGGATGGAAAGAAAAATCTACTTGTATCTGGTGGTGGTAGAGGTCAATTCATTGGATTTAAATTATTGTAAAGTATATTGTAAACATTTTTAAACTTATTTAAGTTAATGATAAACAATTTTATTATATTTTATTTTAGAGGAATATATGGATAAAATTTATGTAACAAATGGCTGTTCAAATCATTGTAAGAAAGATAGAGCTGACAATGATTTCTATGCCACAAACCCTAAAGATGTGGAATTATTATTTTCTGAATGCAAGATACCATTTAGCCAAAATATCTTAGAGCCTTGTGCAGGAAACGGGCATATTGCACAAGTGTTCAAAAATAAAGGCTATAATGTAAAAGCATGCGATTTAGTTCAACGTGATTATCCACTCGACCAGTGCTGGGATTTCCTTACCCAGCAGGAACCTTTTGATGGAGATATAGTAACTAATCCACCTTATGAATTAGCGACAGAATTCATTAAGAAATCACTAGAGCTGATACCATCTGGTCATAAAGTGGTAATGTTTTTAAAATTGACATTTTTGGAAAGCAAAAAACGTAGAGCCTTATTTGATACGAAACAATTAAAGACGGTATATGTCTATACAAATAGGACAAACTGTGCAAAGAATGGTGATGAAAAATTATTTGGTGCGGGCGCGGTCGCATATGCTTGGTTTGAATTTGAAAAAGATTATAATAATGACCCTATAATAAAATGGATAAATTAGTATGACAAATGTAAAAGAAAAGTTACAAGAATTGGGCTTTGAAGAGACAATAATTCTAGAAAATCCAAGTTATGACACTGCAATAACTGGTATAAGTTCTAATGGTAATTTAATCTATGACTATGAGTTAATGGTTAATTACTTAATTGAACACGATAATATGTCTTATGAAGATGCTGTAGAATTTATAGACTATAACACTATTAGAGCAATTGATTATATGGGTGAATTTAAACCTATAATTATGAATAAGATAGAGGATTAAATGATAGAACCAACATTACATATAGAATTATGGAAAGCTTTTAATGACATTGTATTTAATGAACCTGACCATAGATATACAGATTCAAAAGGAACTCAATATCAATCTGCAACTGGTTGGATTAGACAATTTGAACCTGAAAAAGACTGGGAACCTATCAAAATAAAGAAAGCCAAAAAAGAAGGAATAACTGTAGAAGAACTAACTAAACAATGGGATTATAAGAGTAGTTATGCTACTCATCTTCGGAACAGAATGTCATGCTGTTATGGAATTTGCCTGGCAGAAAAAGAACTACAACTTTAATACTGATTTAAATGAAGATTTTAAAGAAATGGAAGAGGATTTCAATTTCAGAAAGAAAAGAACTCTTGAACTTTTTAATAAAATGAAGAATATTTATGTTCCAATTGCAAATGAATTTATCGTATATGACCAGGAAAATGCAATATGTGGTACAATAGATGCTTTAATGTATAATACTAGATTAAATTGTTATAGTATAATTGATTGGAAAACATCAAAAAGGTTTGAACAGGGAAATAATTTTGGTGAATATATGAAAGCTCCTTTTGACCATGTTGAAGCATGCAATACAGCTGAATACAGTTTGCAACTTTCTTTATATAAGTATATTCTTGAAAAACATACAAGCATTCGTATTGGTGAAATGCTATTGTTCCAATTACCTGGTAAAGAAGTTCTAATGCCACAAATATATCGCTGTATGGATTTTTCAAATGATATTGCTGAATTTCTTAAAAAGAAATAAAGTTCATGCAATAACTTAATATTATGACTCTACCATTGTAGGGTCATTTTTATTTGTTATATTTTAACCAATATGTTAATAAAATATTACAAACGCGATAAAACCGGTGAAGAACAATTTGGTGTTAAAAAAATACCAGATAATCTCCAAGATATTGATGTTGAATATTATGCAAAGAATTCAAATAATACAATTGGATATATAACATTTTATTGGTTGATTGGTGATAATATTGACGCTAGTAGTGAAAGCATTGGATTTACTGATGATATAAACTATATTGAAGTGAATGAAAAAGATAAGTTCATTATTAGAAATAAGAATGACATTTTTAAACTATTTGAATATTTTACTAACATAAATGCAGATTCATTTATAAAGCAATTCAAAATTGAGGAAAAGCTTAAAGATGCAAAATCGGACTTTGTGTAGAACATTTATCTAAATTCTTGAAACCATTACAGATACTATATCCAGATAAAACATTTGTCTGGCAAAAAGATAAGTCTGGTATATTTGAAAGGATTTTATGTGATACTGAAGTTATAATGGAAATATCATATAACTATTTTCCTTATAAAGAAAATGAAAAACCCAGAATAAATTTTGAAACTGGGGCAATCATATTATACTTAGAAGCCGACAAAAACAAAGAACATTATATGTGCTGTGGATTTGAGATTACAGATCCTTATAGAAAAGAAAGTAAAGAACGAAATTCATTACATTTCTCTATAAATGGTAGTGAATGGGCCATATCAAAATTTTTACCACATTTATTTAATTGTCCAGATGATTTGAAAGATAAACTTATTGAAAGTATAATCAAAACCAATAAAATAATAACCGATTTTAAGGAATAAAAATATGTTAGAAGGTTTTCTAGACACCGAAGTTGAACAACCTAAACCAAGACCAAAAATTCTATTGGTTGACTATCATAATCTGGCCATGAGAAATCTATTTGCACAGCCGTATGACCCAACAGATGTATCATTTGTTGGTTATCGTGTAGCAATGCTTACTAGCATACGAAAGTTGGCAAGAGACTTTAAGCCAAATAGAATTATATTCTGTAGAGAAGCACATGATAGGAACTGGAGATATGATGTTTATCCAGAATATAAAGGAAATCGTGCTGAGGCTAGAGCAAGTTCTGTAGTGGACTTTTCTGCATTTTTTCCAATTCACGAAGAACTAATAAACAGTCTAGAACAATGTTGTAAGAACTGTCAGTTTTTAACTATTCCAAGATTGGAAGCTGATGATTTGATTGCACTAATTGTTATGAATGAACCAAATTGGGACATAACATTGGTCTCTACAGATAAGGATTTTTACCAATTACATAAGTATACAAATTTCAAACAATGGGATCCGATTAAATGTGAATACATAACTGTCATAAATCCTGCCGCTGCATTAGCAGAAAAAATTGTTCGTGGTGATAAAAGCGATAATATTCCTTCATTACAGAAAGGAATTGGAACTAAGCGATTTGCCAAAATCTATACAGAAGATTTGCAAAAATGGATTACTGACAACAATTTACAGGAAGCATTTGATAGAAACACTAAACTTATTTCATTCAATTCTATACCAACAGAATTCCATAGTCAGGTAAAGAATGCGGTTGAATCCTTTAAACCAGATGACTTTGATGCTAGATTGTTCTATTCATTGGTGATTGGTTCAGGATTGGGTGCTTTCTTGGATAAGACTACTGATTTCATTAACATAATGAAGAATGTTAAATAGAGTTTAATGTTAAAACATTTTTATAATAATGGTGTATTGTCAAGCGATACATCATTTATTATTTTTATACCAAAATTTAAAAGGAGCCCTAATAAATGGCACATATTTACGAAAAGAAATCTTTAAAAATGACCTCCCTATACATCATCTTTGACCGTGCTGGTATTTACGAAAAAGAAGGTGAATATGGAACCTCGCACTTAATGGAACATCTGATTTGTGAAACATTTAAGGAATATTATCCTACATTGAATAAGTATAATATCGTGTGGAATGCTTCTACTGGATCTGAATTTATAGATGTATATTTCACTGGTATGGATAAGTATTTCACTCCTGAACTCAAACAAAATATCGTGAAGAAATTGCTTGGTGGATTGAATGTGACTGAAGAAAGATTCCAACAGGAAAAGAAGGTTGTTCTTCAGGAATATATGGATTCATTCAATGACCCAGAATGCTGGAATAACATTATCCGCCAAAAGTATGATTACTATGGTCCGATTGGTCGCCGTTCTGACATTGAAAACTTTACACATAAGGACATGCAACAAGCTTATAAAAAGTATTTCCAGAAACCATCAAAGATTGTTGAAGTTGGTCCGACAAAATCTGATTTTTCATTCGTGAAATTTGCTGATAAACCTGTGGTTGAACCTCGTAAACTGAAATTTGGTAATTACAAGAATGTTGAACTAGAACCGATTCCTGAAAACCAAAAAGCTACCATTAGATACATTAGCAAGAAGATGTTGAAGAAGAGTGATTATCCTGCTATGGCAGTAGCACTAAACATTCTTGCTGGTGGTCTTGATTCTCCAATGTATAAGCGTATTCGTGAAGAAAAATCTTTGACATATCATATTGGTGCAGGACTTGATAACATACTAAATGATACTATTATCTATTGTTGTGCAACAACTGACAAGGATAATGCTGATGCCCTTCGTGCAGAATTCCAATATTTCTTCAAGGACATTAAAAAACATATCAAGAAAGATAGATTTGAAAACGAAATAAACTCATTGTCAGTAAATGCTGAAATGAAAAAAATCTTTAGATATAAGAATGTTGGTGATATTGTTCGTAAAGGTCTACCGATGGTGGGCAATGCCTATAAGAAATTGACATTGGCTAAAGTCAAGGAAGTTGCTGATAAGTATCTAAATCTTGACAACATGAAGGAAGTATAAAT